AGTGCGCGTGCTGCGCAACCGCAGGCTCGTCGCCCTCGATGTGATCGGCGTTGTGCAGACATAGGATCACGACGCCATCACTAAGCGTCAGAAACTTGTGCAGAGCGAGCGCCGGGATTTTGATAGCGCAGGGGCCGACAAAGTCTCCAAGCATCTCATCATCCTGCCAAACACGGACAACACCGCTGACCACGTACGAGATGTGATCCCATCGGTGCGCATGTTGGGGAAGCAGTGTGCCACGATCCTGGATTTCCCAGGTCTTCGCATATAGGCCGGCATACAAACAAAGGCTGCCCACCGGCTGATGCTCAGCGCGTTTCATCGTTCTACCCGCAGACAGACGATCAATGTCGTGCGTTGCGTGGTCCCGGCATTCTCCATCGAATGTGGCCGCAGGTTGTCCAGCTCGAAGATTTCCCCTACGCGAAAGACCTCTTCATCGCCATCACACTCCACTATGCAGCGCGCGTTGGCTTCCAGGACCACATAGCATTTGCAGTTGTAGCGCTCCGCGTGCCATGCGCCGGCGTCGCTGTGTCGGAGAATGCGCCCGCCCGGCTGTAAGCGGGTCACCAGTATCCCCCCAAGCTCCACCGACCTCTGCGAAGCCATCAGGGACCAGACGACACGATGCATCGACGGCAGCCGGTCCCACACCGGATAGAATACGCATTGGCCGGGACGGTTGTAGTCGGCTGGTTCCCTCAGCGTCTCTCGGGCGAAGTAGCGGATCCAGAGGTCGGTCATGTCTCCGTGGGCGGTTCCTTCGCGCTCCTTGCGCTCCGCGTACTGGCCCCATTCCGGCACGGACTGCAATTCGGCCAGGATCGGCGAAACGTCGAGGCCGGCATGGATGAGACGGAAGTTGCGCATTGGCCCAGGTTATCGTTGGTCCGTTAACATAGCCGTGCTATCGTTCGGGACGAGGCACCCTTGCCGGGGTCGCCTCGCCCCTGACCACCATAGCTCTCGGAAGGAGCATCGATGGCTATCTTCATCATAAACTGGTCCTGCGGCCATGCCGAGGTTTAGTGATCTCACTGGCCGCCGGTTCGGCCGGTTGGTGGTAGTGGGTCTGGCGGAAAGGACTAGACGCCACAAGATCCGCTACCTATGCAAGTGTGACTGCGGCGAGCTAAAATCCATCGATGCGAATGGCTTGCGCGCCGGGAATAACCTTAGTTGTGGATGCCTACGCACAGAAAACCGCATCAGACATGGCATGCACCAGCACCCTTTATATAACATCTGGAAGGGAATGAGACGGCGCTGCACGGTCGATACCGATCGGGCCTGGGATAATTATGGAGGAAGAGGCATAACCGTCTGCCCTCAATGGAACGAAGAGGACGGCATAAACCAGTTCATTAAAGATATGGGCGAAAGACCGCTAGGATACACCCTTGAGCGGATAGACAACGACGGCCCGTATTCCCCCGAGAACTGCGAGTGGGTCACAATGTCCAAGCAAAAACAGAATACGCGCCGATCGCGCTACATCGAACATGATGGATTGCGCCTAACCTTATCTGAATGGGCAAGACGCCTAGGTGTATCAAAGGGCCGAACGAGGCGTCGTTTTCTGCTGGGCCAATCCATCGGTGACCTAGTTCTATCTCGCGCGGAGAGCAGTGATAGCCCAGCAGACCACTAGCGTGTTCTCCGCGCGCGGACAGTACCCGACGCCGTGCAGGTGCCAGTAAAGACCGCCCGCGCCACCACCCACACCGTCGTCGCCGCCGTCACATTATAGCGCCGCGTCGCCGTGTTGAGCGCCTGGTTGAGTGCCCCCGCCGCGAACGTCGCCGCGAGGTACGCATCGAGACCGCCTATGCCAGCGCCGAAGAAACTATTCGTGCCAGCGCTCGGTGAAAACACCACATTGCCAGATACGTCCCAGTCACCAGCACTGAGGTTCAACGACACAATATTCGCGGTGGCCGCGCTGGTAAGGCCAACAGACCCCCCTGTGTTGCTGAGATACTCGCCGATGTGGCCTGCGGGCGCATCGGAGCCGTCCGTGACGCCACCGCCGCCCGCCGCTATGTCGCCCTCCGCGATGCCCACCCGCTGCGTGAGCAATGCGAGCCGGTCCGACGTGTCGGTGAACCACGCGACCCAGGTGTCTGAAAAGGCGGTTTTTGCCGCGTCCAGCGGTGGATCTCTGAACGGCGGCTTGGTCTGGACCGGCGGGCTGATCGTGGTGTCAACCATCAGTGTGCGCCCGCCGTAATGTCGGCGTCGATCGCGTATATACTCATGGCCTGCTGCGAGGTGAGCCGGAACACACGATCGCGGAAGGAACCGAGCCGTGTCGTGTAGACGCGCTTGCGGTAGTTACCCGACGCGCCGACCGTCATGGTGCGCGAGCCGGTATAGGTAATGCCGCCATCGTCCGACCACTCCAGCAGGATGCTGTCCGGCGAGTGGACGGTGCCTACCTCCATCTCGATCTCCAGCCGGCTACAGAACGCCCGGTTGGTTCCCGCATAGAGCGGTGGCAGCACGACCTGGCGCTTCACCGCAACGCCCATGTCGGTACCGATGTACGGGTCAGCCTGCAAGAGCCGCCCTGTGCCGACGTTGTCGTCGCCGATGAGCGGAAAGCCGGTGTTCGCCGCAGCACAGGCGCCGCGCCATGGCCCGGAGCCATCGGCAGTGCTGGCCGCGTTGTGCCAGACCTTGGTCACCACGTCGTAGACCAGCGTCCGATCGCCAAGGTTCAGCACATAGAAGATGTGCCCGAGTTGGCTGTAGACGTAGGCGCTGTCGATGCCGGCCGACAGGCTCGCCTCGATGGCGTGCGTGCTGACGCGCTGTTCCTGGTAGCCGACCGTTCGGTAGACGCGCCCATCTGCCGACCACCACCACAGGCTCTCATCCCCCTTGGCAACCGACTTCGCGGTACCGACCGAACGTTGCAGGATGCCATTAGGCCGGCGCCGGAACGGGAAGTCCTGATTTCCCGCATCGTACCAAATCTCCCACCCAGACGCGCCGGCAAACCACAGGTCGGTGCCTAGGGTCATGACCTTGCCGATGGCGTTCGGGAAGGCATCGAGCGCGGCGAAGTCCAGCGCATCGACGGCTGTCGGGTCGGCCAGCTTGGAGATGAAGAAGAACTGCGGCGCCGTCTGTCCGGTGAACACGAAATAGCCGTCGAGAAAGGTGACTGACGAGGCGCCATAACTCGGCCAGGTCGTGGTGATCTGTGCCACCGGGCCGCCGGCAGTGGAGACGAAGGCGTTGGGGGGCGAGCACACGACCGCCGCAGTTGGCCCGACAGCTATGGAGAAGAACAGAAAGTCAGGGTCGAAGCCGCCGCTAGGCGTGCCGATGTCGCCAAGATCGGTCGCTGTCGGTGTGCCACCAACGACCGACACCAGATAGAAGTGCGTTCCCGATACCACGTAGATGGCGCCAGGCTGGTCGTCGTTAATAGCCCAGATCGGCCCCGTCCCGACATTCAGCCAGCTTTCGAGCCCTGGCGTGGGCAATAGCGCAGCGGCAACCCGCGCGTCGTTCGGCTGCTGCTCCGCGAACATGTTTAACAATTTCTTAGAGCTTAATGCTGGGCTTTGATGTTCATAAGTCTCAAGCGTAAGGGGGATACGTTTCATCCCTGACTGAGGCGCAAGAGCCTTTTGTAATGTAGCAAGCGTGTCGGACATCACACGTTGCCGGTCACTGTCTTATGGGTGCCGGTGCCGCCATCGCCAACGCCGGCGGTTATGTTGCCGCTCACCAGGTTGTTGGCAATGACATAGTAATCGCTGGCGCCGGTTATGACGCTGATGCCATAAGCCTGGGTGACGGTAGGCACTCGTGGCGTGGTGCCGCTGCGGTTGCCCGTGATCGAGAAATTCGTCATCCCGGCGCCGACGGTGATGCCGGGCCATGTCCCTGCCGTCTGCCCATTGCCGGATATGATGCAGCCATGCACCAAGACGTTGGAGCAGGAGCCCTCTAAGTAGATGCCCTCGTGGCCGTTGTTCACCACGATGCAGCCGATGAGCGTGATGTTGTTCACGTTCTTGAAGTCGATCCCGGCGCTGGCATTGTTGGATCCTGACCAGCATTGCGTCATAGCCACGCCGGTCACCTGCGCCCCGGAGCCGGTGCCGTCGAATATCCACCCCGTGCCGGTCGGAGAGCGGGTCTCGTTGTCCATTCCGACATTGACGAAATTGCTATCCAGCACCGACTGTCCGGCGGAAGCCGTGGCGTTGACGCCGGTGGCAAATCCCTGCGACTGGATGTTCGCAAACGAGTTGCCATCGCCAGCTTGCATCAGGATTGCGGCGCCGCCGTTCGTGGAGTCGGTGTTGAGGATGCAATTCGACACCATTGCATTGCCGGCAAACCCGCTGAGGAACTGGATGGCGTTGTTCTTGGCGCCCTGCACCTCCAGGTTCGAGATGAACGTGCTTTGATCGCCGGCCCCCTCGAAACTGACGATCGACCAGCCGTTTATCACCGAGCAGTTGAGCACGCCTGACCCGATCGTTCCTGCGACAATAAACCGGAACACGACGCCGGCTGTGGTGGCTCTGGTGCCAAAGAACACATGCAGGCCCTGGAATACCACCGCGGCATTGGGGTTCGACACCGTGACCTGAAACACGTCGGCGGTCAGCGACGACGGCAGAATGGTGCCGCTGCCGGGGCCGTCGGAGAACAGCACCAGGGAAGACGCGGTATTGATCACGATCGGCGCGCTGACCTTATAGCCAGCCCGGCCGCCGGGGAAATAGACGCCGGCGCCACCCGACGCGATGGCGGCTGTGACGGCTGCCTGAATCGCGGCAGTGTCATCGGTCGTGCCGTCGCCCTTGGCGCCATAGTTGCGTACGTTAAATGCGTCCGCGGTGTAGCTTTTGAGCGCCGGCGCCGAGAAGCGTCCGGAGCCAGCCCGCTCTCCGACGATGGAGCTGCTGTCGTTGACGGCGCCGAGGTCCGGCATCTCGACGATGCGAATGCTGCCGCTCATGCCAGGACTTGCTCCTCGGTGGGAAGGTCTGTGTGGATCGGGATGAAGTCGTCGGTCATCAGGACGGGTGCGGCGAACGAGTAGGCCGTGCCGAGCATGCGGACATGCAGTTGGCCGGTCATCAGCACCTCGGCGCCCTGTGTGTCGTAGCCGAGCTGCACGCACCAGCAGCAGCGTCGCGGCCACTGGCTCATGGTGCCGGATGGGAAGGCGAAATCGAAGCTACCGAGGGCGTCACCCGGCACGCCGGCCACGTTGGCCAGCACCTGCCCGCTACCGTAGCCACAACCCCAACCATAGTCCGGGACCCGCCAACCGTTGTCCCACCCCCAGGAATATCGCTGTTGCGCATCGGCCCAGACGATGAACTGCGCAGCCGGGCCGCCTATGCCTCCGGTCAGTTCAATGCCCTGGGCGCAGGGGTTGTCGCTGTCGACGACGGTGACGCGGAGATACATGCTATCGGCGGCAGCGAGCACGAGGTCGCGGCGCGGGATGTGGATGGGCGAGGTGCGCATGTAGGGCACCGTCATGGCGAAGGAGGGCATGGACTGTTCCTAACGCTAGGCGGACGCGATGACGCTGCGGGCCTGGTAGTGAGTCATGTCGCCTAAGCTAGTATGAATGCCCTAGCCTGCGGGCCACCTGCGGACACAGGATCCCAAGCGACAAAACCACTCGGAATTGCAAAAGAGAAAGCCGAGAGACCGAAGTTGACGGTTGCCAGTGGGCTGAGGATCTGCTGCGTCGTCATGGCGGCGAAAGCGGGGTTGGTGGGAAACAGCCCAGATATGTTGATGCCTCCCACATTGGTCGCGGGATTGGCCGTGCCTGAATTATTCCAAATGCCGTTATTCAGCCGCACCCAGGCACGCGCGTTCACCAGGTCGATGGCAAGGCAATAAATCCCGCCAGACCCAGGGGCGCCTACGCCGCCCCCCTGCGATACACCGTTGAAGTAGATGCTTCCGGCAGGATAAACAAATAACCCGCCCAACGTCGTGTTGCCCATGGTGCCCAGAACCGCGGCAGAGGTTGCTATACCGCACGACGTATCCGCACCACTGCTGGTGATGGACCACGTAACTTCAAAATAGACTTTCGCGCCTGTGGTTACCGAGGCCGTCGAACGCACACCGGAGTCGGCTGCGGTCCCGGTGCCTATGGTCAAATTGCCGTTGCTCAGCGTGATGTTCGCGCTCTTGTCGGCCGGATTCCATGTCGTGCCTGCCATCAGACGCGAGCCGCAGGATGATCGGCCTTATCGTCACTCGAACGAATTGGACGCATCTGCCTTAGACCCGGTTCGTTAATATCGTTATGGATACATCAGCCAATGTAGCGTCCTGAACGCTAGGCGCGATAACTTGTAAAACGTCTCCGACGGCGAGCGTCGCGCCGGTGCCCGCCAATGTCACTGACGTGTTGCTGGCGCTGGTAATCGTTGCGGTCCCGATCGATGTGATCGTTGTGCCACCGGTGATGCGATTGACTGTGAAAACGGACGAGGCTGTTGCCTTTGTCGTGTCATACGCCGTTGCGCCCGCCAAGGATGCGGGAACAACGAGAGACATAGCCATTGGCACGTTGACTATTGCGCCAGCCCCTGGCTTTCCAGGAAAAGGAAAGGCGATAGGCACCAACGCGACCTCTGGTGGAAGCTGAGAAAAAGTTGCTGTGCCGGTCAGGCCGGAGAACGACGTCGTGCCTGGCGGTCCCGTCGCGCCGGTCGCTCCCGCTGCTCCTGTTGGGCCTTGTGAACCAGTTGCACCTGTCGTGCCTGTTGGTCCTGCAACGCCTTGTGGTCCTGGTGGCCCTGGCGGCCCGCGCCAGGCGTCGCCGACCGGATCGCATGGCACGTCAGGCGGCTGCGGACTGCCACCGAACGACGGCCCGCCCGGTATGATCACACCATCAGGCATCAGGCTGCTCCTCGCCGTTGGGCCTCGCAACCATGTGCTCGGGCAGCGGCTCAGCGTGGCGCATGCACTGCTGCTGGATGGCACCGATGAGCTGCGCCACGACCTCGTATGGCGCCTTGCTCAGCACCTGCATTACCATCTGCCACTGCTCGGCGGTGAGCGTCACGGCGATGGGTAGGCTGCGATCAATGGTGGCGCTCATGGCTATGGTCCGATCAGCCCATACGCTGTCAAATCATCGATCAGCGCCTTGACGTGTTCAGCCAGCGCCGGAAGCAGCACAGTGGATGTGGCGAACGTCGTCCGCGTCGCTGTGCCGGTAGGCGCTCCCCAACCAGTCGGCTTGGTGATTGGCACGGTGTTGTTGAAACCAACTTTGGAGACGAACTGGAACGGCACCACGACAGACGCAGCCGTATTGGATACCGCCATAACGTCGGCGCCGTTTGACAAGAACACGTGGGCCGCAGCGCCGGCAGCTGTATAATTCAATCTATTCGCGGTGACACTCAAGCCATAGCCAGCGGTGTGCAAGGCGAGGTGCTTGCTGAGATCGGTGTTGGATGCGCCGGTCTGCGCCCCGAAGTTCGCACCATTGCTAAGCGCCATTGGCGTAGCCACCTGGACGACTCCACCACCGCCAGATGGCACGACTGTCAATACCGTCAGGGAACCGCTTTGATCGCGGATGGTATAGTAACCATCGGCACTGCGCACCCCAGAGGCCCATATCTGACTACCGGTCTGCGTGCGTAGCGGCGGATCGGCGGTGCCAGCATTGAGGGTAAGAACGCCTGTCAATGTGCCGCCTGCCAGTGGCAACAGCCCGGTATCAGCAATATTATTGACGCCTCTGACCTTGAGGCTGCCTCTGTTAACGAGGCCATTCGGATAGGTCCAATAAGACGGAAACCCGCCGTTGGTCCCAGCGGTCCAGGTTATGACCGGTTGCTGATTGGTGCCGCCAGAAGGCAGATAAACCGGTGCGACTGCCTGTACGCCGCTTCCCTGGGTGGGCAGCACCTGCATATTGGTGAATTGCCATCCCGGATCGTTGGTCGAGTATGCCACGACGCCATATATACAAGCGTCAGCGTTGTGGTTGACGCTCCATCCGTAAGATGCGCCGCCTGTGCCATCCTGAATATAGATCGACGCCCACTTGAGGAATGCCCCGCAATTCACCATGGAGACGGCATCGGCCCGGCCGAAGCTAAAGCCAACGCCGTTGTTGTTCATTACCCATGTGTCCATGGCTTGCCACGGGAACAAGCCAACGCAGGAGTCGTAGAATGGGCCGCACCATATGTTGTTGAAGTAGGTCACGTCCTGTGACTGATCCACAGTGACCGCTGTCTTGTAGGCGCCGATGTAGCAATCCGTGACAATGCAGCGCCCCACCTGCACCGAGATGCCAACATAGGCGTTGCAGAGCGTAATGCGACGAACCCGAGATGAGCCAGACATCAGCACCTGAGCGGGATACACATTCGGTGCAGCTGCTGTTGGTGCGACCTGTCCAGGATCATAGATCATCACATCCTGCAAGCAGGCGCTGCTCTGCAATGTGATAAACGGTGTTGCGTGCGAGTTGACGAACAGCGTCGCGCCAAGCGCATTGGTCAGGAAGCCTGGGCGTGGGTCGATCGGGCCAGGTATGTCACCGGCAAGCGTAACGCCCTCAGGTATGGTGATCGGATCGAGATTGTAAAAGCCGGACGGGACACGCACGACCTTCTTGTTGGTCGCGCTGGCCGCAGCAATCGCAGCATTGAATGCGGCGGTTGCGTTCTGCGATCCGTCGATGCCCAACGCACCGTAGTCCTTGACGTTGATCTCGCCTGCGAAGCGATCCTGCACTGAGCGCGTGGCCGTGCTGCCGGTCGCGGTGACGTTGAGCGGCCCAGTCACCGTGCCGCCGCTCAGCGGCAGGAACGGGCCGCCGGTCTGCGGCTGGCCCTGCGGACCTTGCGGACCAGTCGCGCCCTGGGGTCCAACTGGACCCTGCGGCCCCACCCAGCGCTCGGGATCGGGTGGCCCGCTCGCCGTTCCGGGATAGTCGGAATACTGCAGTCGATATGCCATGGCGCCCTCAGAAATACGCCGCCGCCACGGTCTCGCCGCTGGTCGGCAACGCGACGAACCGGTAGATCGAGACCATCGCCAGCGCGGTGTCCTTGGCGTCGGTGTCCATGCCGAACAGCGGCGCAAGACGATCCGCGGCCAGCACGGCGTACTGCGGGCCGACCGGGTCCGGGATGTCGAAAACTGTCCATCGCGCGATGCCGCGCATCACCAGGTCGTCATGCACGGCCTGCACCGCCTGCTGCGCGTTGTCGTCAGCCGACAGCACCATGACGCCCTTGCGCACGCGGCCCTCGAGCAGCGCCACGACAGCCGGGTCGACGCTCTTGCCGAAGCTCGATGCCGACATTGCTGCGGTCAGTTTGGTATATTCCTCGGCGAAGGCGCGCGGCACAGCGTCGCCTGACCACCACACCACGCCCTGCGCATCGAGCGAGGCATGCACGCTCGCGACCTTGTCCACGACCAGCGCCTGATCCGTGGCCGATGGTGTTTCATCCGAGGCGATGACGCCTAGCTCCACCAGCGCCGCGGTGGCGATCGTGGAGGCGGGCACCAACTCGGTCAGTGTCGGGCTGTCATCGAGCGGGACAACCCGCACACCAAGCCGACGCAGGGCCTGCTGGCCGATTGTCCCGATCGAGACGGTCATACGTCAGTGCCTGGCGGGCGGTGGCGGTGTCGGCGCCTCCTGGACGCCCGCCGCGAGGCTCGACATCTTGGTAGCGTTGCCGGCGACGTGCTTAGGCGCCGCTGCCGCCGCAACAGCAGGCGGCACCCACGGCTCACCGGTCGGCGGTCCGCTGGGATTGGCCGGATCAAGGCCAGCGGCAATCAAGTCCGCATCGCGGCCCACGATATTCTCCTCCATGGTTGCCGCGAGCCCGCCGCGGGCGCCTTTGCCGGCGTCGCTGTTGAAGTCGAGGATGACCTGCGCGCCGATGGAGCCCGCGGCCTGAGCCTCCTTGGCTGCCGCCGCAGCCGCCGGATCGACCTTCGGTGGCGCAGGTGGTGGCGTGGGGTGTGTCGTGGTGGACATTGGTTGCTCTCCTTGGCGCTACAGCAGCCGCCCTATGCGGCGTGCATACTCAATCGGGTCGGTGGCTCCCTTCCTGCGGTTACACGGACCGCAAGTTAGTTGGATATTGCTGATCCAGTTCGAGCCACCACGAGCGAGCGCCACTCTGTGATCGACGTGGTAGTCCTTACGGATCGACCTCGCGCAGTAGACACATTTGCCGCGTTGATGCTGAAGCAGCGCTTTGATCTCATCGAGGGTGAAGCTGCCCTCCGCTCCGAGTTCTCTTGCTCTACGAATATGAGAGAACCTCTCCCAGTCTTCGCTGTTGCATTGGAGGCAACTGCCGTTGCTCGTCACCCTCTGGCTGAGGTGATTCCGAATGCATGGCTTGCCGGTATAAAACTTTGGTGCTCCCGCGGCCTTCGCCTGCGCTCTCGTGACGACCAGCCCTGCGTAGTCGGACGGGTCAGGAACTCGCGCTGCAAGTTTGGCCGCTCGTTTAGCTGCGTTCCTGTTCCGTCGATATGCTGCGTGGCGTGCTTGAGTTGCCTTCGAGTATGCGCGCCCGGCGGCGCGCACCTTCTCAATGTTCTTCGCTTTGCTTGCAGCGACGGCGGCTCTTTGCTTTTCGGGATCTGCCTTCCGCCGCTTATCGCTATGGATCAGAAGGCAGGTTGCACAGCCTCCGTTGGAGACCATACGCTGGCTCAGGTGCCCAGCTCGGCGGCACCGTGAACCAGGAAAGAAACGCGTCAGCCCGAGAGCTTTAGCTTCCACGCGGCTGATGATCGGCCCCCCATAAGGGGCGTATGGCTTGGCCACCTCCGATCAGGCGTCGCACCCCGCGATGACCCAGTCTTTGGTCTGTAGATCAATTTCGCGAATAATATCCCGACGAACCTTCTTGCGATCCTCTGCGACGAAACGGGATATATAGCGGCCCGCGAACAGCGCCAGAAGTTGCTCGGCCACTAGATCATCCGCATCTTCAAGCGCGGCATTAATCATGTCGGCGCGGCGATCGAAATCATCCTCCCCAGTGAGGGGCTTGCCGCAATCTTCGCAGTGTCCGTAGTTTTGGTCAGCCATAGCGATGGTTCCTTCATCGTGGTGGTTAGAGGTCCTCGGCGGTGTTCACGCACCGCCGGACCTCGCCTCATTATACCCCAGAAATCGGCAAGATTCCTCAGAAACCACCAGCAACTATAGGTGGTTACGCATCAGCAACAGCACTCGTATAGATTGTCATAATGCCATTGTCAACCGGTTTGGTTGTATCGACGGTAGGGTCTACACCAAAACGGAGCTTCCCGATTCCGCGTATCTCCTGCAACCCTACGCCGTGCATGTAACCATAGTCTCGCGTATTAGTTGTGCTCTTCATCCGCTGCGCCCACGCCACGCCCAGCGCCTGCGCGCCGCACATGAACGAAGCCGCCACGTCGATGCCAGCGGCACCGGCTCCGGCAATCACCGGTAGCTCGGGAATTTCCCTCACGATTAATCCGTCGTAGAGGAGGTCGCCGCCGGTGAACAGTGGGTTGTCGGTACCCCTGTTCCACGCATACTGCAGCGAGGTTTGGATCACGGTGTCGAGCAGCAGGTCGCGGAACACCAGCGACGGCATGAACACGACATACCATTCCTCGTCGTCGTTTACGGTGAGCGGCCTGATGCGTGGGTTAGCGGTGCGTGCCATGCGCTTGGCGAGCGTGAGAATGGCGCTACTCATCCGGTCGCCAGGGGAGGCTATGGTGAGCAGCGCGGTCGCCATGACACCGGAGACGGAGTTCGATTTCAGGTGACCGAACAGTGCGCGGTCGGTGTTGTTGACCAGCCACGCGTTGCGCTGTGCGGCAGATGCTGCGGCGTAGCTGAGCTGCACGTTACCATCCGCGGTGATCGCCCCGAGCGAGGTGATGATGTCGGAGCGCATCTTCTCGAGTTCCCACGTCATCAGCCCCTCGCGGGCTGCCTCACGCAGGTCGACCACGGACTTCTGCTCGTCCCAGTCGCTGACCGCGACGGCGTGGCGGAACGCCGAAACGACGAGGTTCATCGAGCGGAGGTTGAGGATTTCCTCATTGCCCTCCAATATCGTGTTGCCGGTTACCCCGGCTCCTACCAGGCGCCGCATGGCCGGGAACACGACGGTGTCCCCCGCCTTCCTGGTCAGATCCTCCCGGACCTGAATGAGCGAGCCGGTGGCCGTGCCCATGTACTTAGCGAACTGGTTGCGGCGGACGTACTCGCTGAAGAAGTCGCTGTCCCATATTAGTGGCGTCAGTCCTGCTCTAGCAGGAGTTACATTCATGTCGGCCATGGCCGATACTCCATCGGTTGTTGCTGTGTTGCGGATTTACTTACGGCAACGCCCGATGGAGCCCGGCGGCAGCATGACACCCGATTACGCCCGGTGGCGGCGGAACGCCCGATTATCCCCGGCGGCGGGACAGGCACGGCACGGCTACTGGCGACGCTGGTCCCGGCGGTTGTTGTGGCCAGGGAACAGCGCCTCCATCGGAGGCGGCCCGGTGAACGTCGTTGTCGTCCGCCCCGCGACGCTGCGGGCATTGGCGAGCGACGGCGCCAGCCCGGCCGCGGGCGAGATCCGAGCCTCGCCGTTGCCCGGCTGCTGCTGGACCTCTGCCTCCCACTTCGCCCGCGCCTCGGCCTCGATCTTGGCGCGGTATGCGGACGGGTCGTCACCGACATCGCGTAGCATCCGCAGCCGGTCGACCTCGCGCATCATCCAGCCGTAGGGATTAGGCTGGGCATATAGTTTGCCGAACAGCGTCTGGTCGCGCTCGGCCATTTGCTTGAAGTCGTTCACGTACTCGGTGACCTTCTCGTCACCGACCTTATCGCGCAGCCGCTCCTCTGAGTTGTTCAGCCGCTCATTCAGCAACACCTGTTGCAGTCGCAGCGTGAAGCCCTGCGGGTCTTGGGCCGGATCTATTGGCGCGAGCGGCATCATCGGCGCTGGCGCGGCCTGCGGAGGTGGCGGCCTCTTTGCCTCCTCGAGTTGGCGACGGAGTTCCTCGGCCTTTGCCTGCTCGGCGGCGTATTTGGACTTCCAGTCGTTGCGGACCTTCTCGAGCGCGGAGAACGGGACGGTGCGGTTGTCGCTGCCGGAGTGCGGCGCGACGTCCTCCTCCGGCTCGGCCTCAGGCGCCTTAGCGGCGGCCTCTGGGGCGACCTCTGGCGCCTCTGGCGTGTGTTCCGGTGCGGGAGGTGCGGCCGGCGCCTCGGCGCCTTCCTGGGGCGTCCCTGCGGCCAGGAACGTGTCCAACTGTGCGTTGTCTGCCATGTGGTCCTCGGTGGTCTTAGGCGCCGGGCGATCCCTGCCCAGGCTGCGGGATGGGGGTTCTGGCGAGCCTGTTCGTCTGCACCGCCAGATTATGCGTGTTGGCGATCGTATTGATCGCCTGATGCGCCACCTGTGGAATCTT